GAACAGCAGGAGGTTTTAAAGAAGGCATAATAGTTGATATAGAAGAGAAGATAGATGAGATAGAAGACGACATCGAAATTATAACTTATACTCTTTTGACAGAAAATGATTTTGCAAAAGAAGATGCTGTGTTTGATCGTCCAGGCGAAAGTGCTTCTGCAGAAGTAATAGATGGTCCTTTTGATGAAATCGCTCATGCAAAAGAAAACACATCTAGTGTTATCAATGTAAACGTTGATAGATCAGAAACTGAAGTTACTTACAACTTTCAAATTCAAGACGGTTCTATTGTTAATGCAGACGTAAGTTCAACTGCTGGGATTTCTCAAAGCAAGCTTTCTATGCAGAAGGCAGATACCTTTGCTGAGGATGATGCAGTAGTAGGATGGGACGGTACTGCAGATAAAAATCAGTCTGATCTAGGCCTTGCTGTTTTTTCCAGCAACAATTTTGATTCTAAGGAAGGTTATATACGAATAAAATCAGGCGGCATATCCTATAGTGAAATACAGGATATACCCGAAGATACTGTGCTTGGTAGAAATCAAGAAGGCACAGGTGACCTTACTGCTGTCTCATTCTCAACTGTAGTGGACGAAGGCGGCGGATTAAAAGACTCAGACTTTACAAATACAGTTATTTCGACAGATGCAGGCTTTCCTGGTAGTGCGCTTGTAGAGCTAGAAGCCGGAGTGTATGGCATAACTGAGATTTCTGAAGACGTTGGACCTAACACTATTGCTCGTAGAAGAGACAACGGCTATATAGATGCTCAAGGATATCGCATAGACGGCAGTCCTTTTGTAGAGCGTTCCAGCACTACACTGCAATTTAAAACGCCAGGCGGCGCAGAAATATTTGCTGCAGCTGGGAACGTAACAGAAAGTCTTGTAACCCGCTTTCCAGGTAATGTTGATATAGGAAACACTGCATTAACTGCACAAAGCAACTTTCAAGCAGGGTCTGGATTTGCTAACGAAGGATGGGCGGCTGTTGATTGGATGTATACTTCGTTCATCGAAGCAGCAGGTGAACGAGACGGAAACTCTACAGGTATTTCGATAGGAGACGGAACAGGATTTGCCAATGCAGGTGAAAATGTAATTGATTTTATAACAAACGGTGGCGAGAAGTTTATAATCCGTGATAACAACACGCAGGTTTTAAACAATTTCATAGTAGGATCAGATCAGAGCGATAGCATAAGTTTTAATGCAAGGCTGGGATCAAATCTCCAACCAGATGCGAATTCTACAAGAAGCCTAGGTTCCAATAGTCTTCGTTTTAATACTGTATTTGCGGATATTTTCAATGGTGTTGCTACAGAAGCCAAGTATGCTGACCTAGCTGAAAAATATTCAGCAGACGCTGCTTACGAACCAGGAACTGTGCTTGTATTTGGGGGTGAACAGGAATTAACTACTACTGACAAGAAGGCGGATCATAGAGCTGCCGGTATAGTTTCGAAAAATCCTGCCTATCTTATGAACTCTGATCATTCAGCAGAATATTCCACTGCATTGGCTCTGCAAGGTAGAGTAAAATGCAAGGTGCTTGGTAAAGTCAAAAAAGGCGATCTACTAGTTACATCTGCAATTCCAGGCTATGCTGTAGCAAATAATTCGCCTGCAGTGGGTACAATAGTAGGCAAAGCACTTGAAGATAAAGAGACTGATAACAAAGACATCATTGAAGTTGTAGTAGGAAAAGTATAATGACAGATAGATTTCCCCTTATAGTTGATATAGCAGACGGTAACAAGATTAAAGAGTTGCCTTCAGGCGATAACCTAAATTTACAAAATTCCAGCATTGTAAATGCCGACCAGTTACAAGTAGGTGTTGTGGACGCAGGTACAATTACACAAAACGGTGATAGTTTTGCTGATGTTGCAATTTCTGGAAGTTTTAATGACCTTTCAGATCAACCTATTCCGTTCGACAAGGATTATAACAGCTTAAGCAATCTGCCTACTATACCCAGTTCTACACGTCAACTCAACGATGTATATGACGTAGAAGCCACAGAAGGACAAGTGCTAGTCAAAAATGCTCTGTCTGGTAGATTCGAACCTAGAGACATAAGCGGAGAATTTGATCTTACAAACTATGGAATTTCTGATCTAGACGACGTTGTTCTTACTGGTAATCTAACTAACAAATACCTTAGGAACATACAAGGCGCTTGGCGAGCTTCATTAATTAATTGGAGTGAAATACAAAATCGGCCGTTAAAAAATTCTCGATTCACAAACGATTCAGGGTATCTAAATCCTGCTACTCTTGATGCTTACATAACCACAGACTCTACTATCACATACACAACTGGAGAAATATCTATCACACCAGATAGTGTTCGTGCTACTCAAATTGCAGTTTCTTCGGACGGTGTTATAGGCGACTCGCTGCAGTCTGCAGGTGATGGCAGTTTTGTATTTAGGAATCCGTACGTAGAACAGGCAACTGAACCAGTTGATCCTCTTCCAGGTGATGAATGGCTAGAAACTGAAAACAATATCTACTACAAGTATATGGGCGGACACTGGATCCCAATTGTTCAGTATAATGTTATAGAAACAGAAAGCGGTACAGAAATAAACACAGAAAGCGGCGATGCGATTGATTTCGGCTAAACTCATAAACGGAGACCCAGATGGCAGTTAAGAAAATATCAGAGTTACCAGCAGCAGGTTCGGGAGATATCACGCCCGATGACGTACTGATACTGAATGACGGTACCATAACCAAAAAAACCACAATAACAGATTTCTTCCTAGGCACCGAAGAACTAGATGCAAATTTTGCTAACGTTGTAGTTGCAGGTGATCTCACTGTCCAAGGCACCACAACCACAGTAAACACACAAGAAGTCACAATTGCAGATAATCAGATTGTTTTAAATTCAGACTTTACAGGAAGTGAGCCTACAGAAAACGCAGGCATTGAGATTAACAGAGACGCAGCAGGAAATAAGACATTGCTGTGGGACGAATCTGTTGACAAGTGGAGTGTAGGAACCGAAGCATTTATAGCAGCTACATTTGAAGGTAATTTGATAGGTTCAGTGTTTGCGGATGATTCTACACTGTTAGTGGATAGAGCCGCTGCTAAAATCACTGGGCCTGTTGATACACAATCGGTTACTAATAGTGTAGGTAATTTAACAATCGCCGCTGGAAACTATGTAATCATAGACAGCAACGCAAACGGACAAATTGAGATAGGCCGTGATAGCGGCATCGGCTCAGTGATTATAGGCAACAACCTCAATCAAACAGCTATATCTTTTGACGGTGACGTCACTGTTAGAACGACAACTACGTTTGATTTTAATGGCGCAACAGTTACAGGTACAAACTTTGCCGAAAGCGGAACCGGTGACAGTGTAAGTTTTGATAACGTAAGTGCATCACTAACGGGTGACGTAATATCTCAGTCAAATAGCGCCATCCTAGTAGATGCTTCTGCTAATACTGTTTTACTTCAGAATAATTCTACAGATGATTTACCTGAAGGCTCAATAAACACATACTATTCTGACAGTCAGGTAGACAGCCATTTATCTGGTGGCACAGGGGTTAGTTACATTCAAGGCGAAATTAGTATCGGACAATCGGTTGCTACATCTGCTGATGTAACTTTCAATAACATCACTGCTACTAATGTTTCAGCAGACTTTGTAGGCTCTGTGTTTGCAGATAATAATGTAAAAATAGTAGATGCTGAATTAGCAAAAGTTAACATCGGCAATAATACAACAGATGAATTAGTTGAAGGTTCTAGTAATCTATACTATTCAGATTCTTTAGTAGCTGCATATCTAAAAGAAGGCACAGGCGTATCTATTTCAAACGGTGAGATTTCAATTCCTCAAGAAGTCGGAGCAGACAGCGATGTGACATTTAGAGATGTTCAAGTAAACGGAAATTTCACAGTCCAAGGAACTACTACCACAGTCAACACTGAAGAAATTAATCTTGCAGATAATATTATAAGATTTAATTCAGATTACACTGGAAGCTCGCCCAGTCAAGATTCAGGAATTGAAATTAACAGAGGAACAGAGTCAGCAAAAACGCTGGTATGGAACGAGACCACAGATAAGTGGAGCATAGGAACAGAAACATTTGTAGCAGGCACATTCGAAGGCAACCTTGTAGGTGCTGTTGACGGAACAGTAAACGACATATCTAATTTTACTTCGGACGATTTGCCGCAGGGCACCACTAATTTATACTTTACAAATCCTCAAGCACGGGCTGCTTTCTCTGCAGGCGGTGACATTTCTTACGACCAAAGCAACGGTGTATTTTCTTTCAGTCAACGAACTGATCAAGAAATTAGGCTGCTGGTATCGGCAATAGGTGATCTTAGTTATGATTTTACAACAGGCGTATTTTCCTACAGTATTGCAAACAATACCACAGATGACTTACCAGAAGGTTCGGCTAATAGATATTATGCAAATTCATTAGTAGATTCTCATCTATCGGAGGGTACAGGTGTAACTTATTCATCAGGTACAATCTCCATAGGGCAAAGTGTAGGCACATCAGACAATGTGACTTTTTCTACAGTGAATGCGTCTTTTACGGGAAATATAACCGGCGACATAACCGGTGACGTAATATCAGAATCAGATGCTACAGTATTAGTTGATTCTACAGCAAATACTGTATTTCTAAGTAACAACACCACAGACGACCTACCAGAAGGCACGTCTAATTTTTATTATTCAAATTCCTTAGTTGATTCTCATCTATCAGGAGGAACAGGTGTAACTTATTCCTTAGGTGAAATTTCAATAGGACAAAGCATAGGCATAACAGACAGTGTAGAATTTGGTAGCGTAAGCGTAGGTACTGTCACTGCTGCACAGGTTGTCGGCGATGTTACTGGTTCAGTGTTTGCTGATGACTCTGCGGTATTAGTAGATGCCGTAAACGGTTTAATACCAGGTTATGTAGCAATTGACGACCTAAAAACCATAGTAGCGAACAGCACTGACTTTGCTGACTTTCAAACTCGGATTGCAAACAACCTCTAATAAATATTAGAGAGGGGGATAAAAAATATGTCACAATTACAAAATATCAATGTAGGAAATATTGCCAACGACGGTAGTGGAGATGATCTAAGACAAGCATTTATAAAAGTAAACAATAATCTGCTGTATCTTGAGAATGCTACATTAGAGCCATTGGTCGAGGGTAACAATCTTGGAGGTACTGGTGAAGGTATATATTCGTCAAAAGATCCTAACACGCTTAACTTTAAGGAATTAATAGGCGGCAACAATGTTAGTCTTTCATCAAATAACACTTCTATCACCATAGACAGCCAAGGCGGTATATCTAACATTCTTATTTGTGTTGACGACGGGCATGTTAATTGCATAGAATTAGACGATAGCGGTGATAGTGTCCCAAGATTAGATTTATTAGGCGGGACTTTAATCAACACACGGCCGGTAATGCCTAATCAGATTTTTATTGATTTGGAAGACAGAGGAATACTAGCACACGACCAGGAGCCAGCTTTATCTTCAAGTTTACAGGCAAACGGTAATGGGATACAAAACGCTGGAATAGTATCTGCTAACTTGTTCCAAGGTCCGATTCAAGGCACAGTATATGATGTAGATATTAGAGATATTAATGAATATTTTAACAATAATTGGAATTTTGGTGCTATAATTCCAGGACAGATAACTTCTTTCATTGAATATCTAACTATAACAAACGATCTTGACCTAGGTTCTATAGCAGAAGGTCCTGACAGGGTTGAATTTGACATAGACCTAGGTGTGTATTCTGGTGTCTAATATTTGGAGTGAAATTTCTGGCTTGTCCTTAGCGACATTGGATGAAGGTAGTGCAACCGTAATTGATCTCCCTGTAACAGCGTTTACAGAAATTTCTTTGATCTCGGGAGAATTACCTCCTGGATTGACAATACAAGGCACGCAGATTACAGGCACACCTCTAGAAGTTTCTCGAGAGACTGATTTTAGATTTGTTTTACGCGCTCGGTACGGATCTCGTATAGAAGACAGAACTTTTTCGCTTACTGTTGTCGGGGCCGATGAGCCTGTATGGCAAACTGAGAGCGGTCTACTGCCAGTTGGAAAAAATAATACTTTTTTTATTCTTGACAGTAGTTTGGTAGATTTTCAATTACAAGCAGACGATCCTGATCTAGCAGCAGGACAAACACTTAAATTTTTTATCGCAGATGGTGACGGTAAACTCCCACCAGGAATAAACCTATCTGAATCAGGTAAATTATCTGGAATAGTCGATCCTATCCTTGCATTAGAAAGGAGAGCAGGAGAGGGAACCTATGACGATGCACGATTTGATCGATATCCCTATGACTTTGCTCAAAGACGCGGCGGCAAATACGACAGTTTCTTTTTCGATTCCAGTTTACTTCAACCTGGTCAAACCAAAGAAGAATATTTTGAAGAACAGAATCTTGGATACGACGGTAATCTATACGACTTCTCCTTTAGAAAGAGCCAAGTACCAAAAAAACTAAACAGATATTTTGAATTTAGAGTATCTGTATCCGACGGTGACACCGTTGTAAAACGTACATTTGAAATTTTTGTAGTAGGTGACGACTACCTCCGCGCAGATAACACTATAATGCAGGTAGGAACAGGTATATTTACTTCAGATAATACATTCTTAAGAACTCCAGTATGGTTAACTCCTAGCAATCTTGGATTTAAAAGAGCAAATAACTTTATTACACTGTTTCTTGATGTAATAGACACAAACACTATACCCGGTAGAGTGGTGTACTTTCTTGAAAACACAAATCCTGGCACATATAAAATACTATCAACCGGTGAAGAAGTAGAAGGATTTTATGAGATATCAGGAGAACTTCCTCGAGATAGAATAAACGGCGTCGACGCAGCAGACGAATCAGATTTTGAAGTAATCGCTCCCGAAACTGAAAGTATTTTGCCGCCGGATACCGAGTTAGATCAGACAACTGGTGAGATATTTGGAAGAGTGCCTTATCAGCCAGCTGTTACTCGCGAGTACAAGTTTACAATACAAGCTCAAAGAAGAAGTTCTGAAACAACTGAAATTGCAGATTCTAATAAAACGTTCATAGTGAATCTTTTAGGCGAAATCGATTCAACGATACGATGGTTTACAGACCCTAACTTGGGCACTGCAGAATCCAACTCTGTTAGTCTTCTAAAAGTAGAAGCAGAGTCTTCGGTACCAAATTCTTTCCTACTCTACAATCTAGAATCAGGAGCACTTCCTCCCGGACTTACTTTGAGTTTCACAGGTGAAATATTCGGAAAAATCTCAAGCGACGACATCGATGGCGAAACCGAATTTACATTTGAAATAAAAGCTAGAGATCAATTTGGCTTTTCTGAAATAACACGTAATTTCTCAATAACGGTCACGGACAAGGACGACCGCGTTTACAGTGATTTATATTATAAACCTCTACTTCCGCAGAAAGATAGAAGAGCTTATAGCTCGTTTGTTAGCGATCCTGAAATATTTGATCCGTCTGATATTTATAGGCTTAATGATCCGAGATTTGGCATTCAGAGGGATCCAAAAATATTGGTATATGCAGGATTGGAAGAATCTGAAATTGAACAGTATGTGGCTGCTTCTGCAAAATATGCTGCCCGAAAAACTCTTAGAATACAAGATGTAAAAGCAGCACAGGCGAAACAGCCAGGTACTAACGAGGTGTTATACGAAGTTGTTTATCTTGACCTATATGATCCTTACGAAAGGAACAGTAAAGTACAGAAGAAAATAAAAATTTCAAATTCGGAAAAGATACTGATAAACTCTCTTAGACGCACAAACGAAAGCGAAAACAATCCTATTAATAGACTCACTGTAGGAACAAGACTGTACATTTTTAACACAGCATTTTTTGGTGATTTTGTTACAATAGGGACACGCACCGATGATGTGATTTGGAATATAAGCTACGATAGCACTATTGGAACTCGCGACGGCGAAGTACAACCCGATTATGAATTCGGAAGTGCCACCAATCTTGTGTTTGATCCTTCACCTGCTAACACAATAACAGCAGATTCAGATGCTATCAAAGTGTCTGATGTAAACAGCACTACTCGTTATATTACAAATATATCAAACTTCAGGCAGGAACTGTCTGATATTGGAGCAACAGAAAGAAATTTCTTACCTTTATGGATGCGCACTGCGCAGGAAGGATCTGTGCAGGAGTTGGGATACACACTTGCAATACCTTTGGTATATTGCAAACCTGGCACAAGCGAGCGTATACTGGCAGGAATCCGAAGTTCACAATCAGATTATGATTTTAGACAGAATGAAATAGAAGTTGATAGATTACTAGTCGAATCTACCGCCAACAACAGCGAAGAGCAGTATATAGTTTTTGGCAACTTTGAATTTAACATAGCATAAATAGGTTGGGAGAACCGAATGGCAAGCTCAATAAACACAGATAATATCAAAACCAATTACCCTGTTGCAGGTGAAAACAACGACACACAGGGTTTTCGAGATAATTTTTCAGAAATTGTAGACAATCTCAAGGCTGCAGAATCTGAATTAACCGACCTTCAAACCAATGCCGCAAAAACCAACACAGAATCACAGTTTTTTGGTAATAGAATTACAAATGCAGAATTTGACCAAACTACTACAACTGTTTATCAATTTGGTAATGTTGACACAGATCAAAATGTTAACTTCCAAAATGGACTCTACCAAACAATAACGGTAGGCGGAGATATAACTCTTACGCTGGACGGTTGGCCAGAAGCGAAAAGACTAGCAAAGATAACGGTGAGCCTGGTACAAATAGACGGAGAACGTACTGTAAACTGGCGTACCCTCAAGGACGGCAATCCAGGCATAATAAAAAGAAATCAGGGAGATAGTTTTTTGCTCTCAGATTCTACAGAAATTAGACTAGGAAACTTTCCCGATCCTTTTATTGTCGATTCAGAAACCGATCCCACAGTTGTTGAGTTTTGGACAGTAGATGGTGGTGAGACTGTCCATGCTAACCTTGTAGGCAAGTTTGCATAATGTTTAATCCTCTTGCTGATAATTTTGAAGACCTCACTGATTCTCAAATACAGGAAAAAGTACAGGATCTTACTCGACGCTACTATCAAACTCGCAATCCTGGTCTCCAGAATCAGATTGCAGTTATGCTTGATATGTTCCGCCAAGAACAAACTACACGAATGTACAGGCAAAAACAACAGGATGATGACGATCCTGATCTTGACAATCTCATCAATATCAATTAAAATACACAATGTTTATGAAAACTGACGATCTCGGTATTCCAAGATTCTCTAATCGTGATCTTGTTGATATGATTTACTCCGGTAATACAGACAAGGTTCATGTTGTTCTCTGCGACGAATCTGAAGATGTAGACAAGTTTAATGAAGCAGCCAAAGAAAATGGTTTATCAGAACTTCAAAAATACATTGCAATAAACACTGATAAAACTGAATTTGACAGTGTGTGTCAGTCAGAGTGGCTGATGCCGGAAGAATACCAACAAATTGATCTTTCGGAATATTTAATCTATAGAGTAGCAAAAGAGGTAGGCATAGATCCTAGCGATGTCTGGAAGAAACGAGATTTACCTGAGATCAAAAGGATAAACGAAGAACTAGAAGCATACCAAGAGCATGACTTGTTTAACCTGCTGCGCTATATGATCTATCTTGTGGATTTTATGAGAGAGAACAACATAGTATGGGGAGTCGGCAGAGGCTCATCAGTTGCTAGTTACGTACTGTATCTCATAGGGGTGCATAGAATTAATTCAATTCAATATCAACTGGACTGGCGAGAGTTCTTGAGATAAGTACATACATAATAGGAGACTGAAATGGCAAGACCCACACAAAAGAAAGTTTACAAAACAATGCAAGGTAAGCAGGTAGATATGGATTTACTAAGACAGAGAAATGAACTTACACCTGCAGTTGGTAATGCAAAAGTAAATGCTAGAGGTGATGAAATCGGCAAAGGCGGAAAAATTGTAAGAAAGCGCGAAGAACTTGTAAACGAATACTACAAAGGAAATAGACCTGTAGCAGACGAAATTCCAGTAAAGAAACAGCCTCAAACAGAGGAAAAGGATCTTGTAGACGACTGGCAAGATCCAGAGCCAACAGGCGGCTGGGTTGAAGATGAAGATGGCAATTTTGTTAAAAAGGAGGACGAATGAGCCAGAATATATCAGCAGTTGAAGGAGAACTTCGCGCTGTAGGGAACCGGGTGCTTGTAACAGACATGTACTTCGGTGAGCAGACTACAAAAGGCGGCATCATACTGAGAGATGACGACGGTACAACTCGAGGTGTGTATCCTCGCTGGGGTCGTGTGTATCGCAAAGGTCCACACAACGACGATCCTTACGCAGAAGGTGACTGGGTGCTAGTTGAACACGGTCGCTGGACCCGTGGTATTACAA